ATACGAAGAATTGCAAACCACGGAAGATAAAGACTTACTAGAATCGTACAGTAATTTTGGTAAGTTACAAATACGTAATCTAATTAAGTTCTGTGAATTGGTGATACATGATTTACATAGTTATGTGACGTACAAGAAGTCAACTAGAGCGAAACCAAAGCGAAAAGCAGTACCTATTGCTAAATTGGTAGGTAAATTGAAGTACATGAAAGAGTTTAGTGAGTTGGGGTTAAAGAGTTTATCACCAACTAAAATTCCTGAGTCTAAAGAGATGTTTGTGTACGACACTAAGAAGCGAAAATTACACTATTACAAGGCAGATGAGTTATCAGGTGGGCTAACTGTTAAAAACAGTTCAATCATTGGATTTAGCGCATCTGAGTCATGTATTAAGACCCTTCGGAAGCCAAAAGAACAGTTAAAAGAGTTCATGAAGTCTAGTAAACCAAATACTAGGAAGTTTTTTAAGAATATTAAGGCAGTTGAGATAAAAACGTCAGGTAGATTCAATGAGAATCTAATTCTTTTGAAAATATTCTAATTTTATCCAAAATCCTATCACAAAGCACCCTTCGGGGTGCTTTTTTATTGTGTTGATGTAAAATATACTTGCACAAATCACTTTTTTATGGTATAATACGCAGTATAAGAATAAAAAAAGGAATTACAAAAATGCAAAACACACAAGCAATCGACACTTTCTTAGCAACATGGAGACAAGCATCATTTACTTACTACACAGAATTATATAACGAACAACGTAAGTTACACGATGTTAGATGGGTGTTAATGGAGAAGTACAATTACAATTGTGTTAGTTCTAATACAGTTTTTGAGCCAGAGTACGTAGAAGCGCAAGATGCACTTAAAGCATTTAACAAAAAACAAACCAAATCAGATTTATATATTTTAGAAAATATAAATTACGATTACAATCAAAAGCGTGGCACACAGTTCTTAGATAAGTTACTTGATAAAGAAGTTAAATCGAAGAAAGTGCAGTTTATTGCTAGAATTGAAAAGAAGTCGGGCGAAATTAAAGATGTTAATTTAACTATCGGAACAGACGGTTCAATTAACGGCACGGTAATCGGCGAAGAAGCAAGGGTAAATGTTTATTCTATTATCGCAGGTGGATACAACATTCAAAAAGCACATTACAGAGTTTTAGTTAAGGAGGTAGCATGAAAGTAGTTAAGTACAATTCGAATCGAGGGGTCAGACATGGCATCATCGTCAAGGAAGGTCGTAAGTGGACACAACTCATATTAATTGAACACCCAATTCGAATTACCAAGGTACTAAATGAAGAGCAACGTTCTATGACCGAAGTTAGTTACCGATTCGCGAGAGCAAAGCGTATAGTACGTGACATGGTTAAGTCACATTATGGTACGATAAGAAATGCACCAAAGAATGTTAGAGCAGTATTGAAATAAATTTGACATATTAATTTTAGTTGTGGTATAATACACCTAACAAAAACAAAAAAGGAAAATAACATGAAACTATTAACAAAAGCAATTGAAGAAAAATTAAAAAGTAATTATATTAAACAAGAAGAAGAGAATATGCTCGGGGGTGAGAAATTTTCAAGAAGTGTTAAACCTGTTGTTAAGTTTTTTAACCCAACAGGCGTAGGGACTTGGTTAATCACAGACATGGATGAACATGGTATTATGTTTGGTTTGTGTGACTTAGGTGTTGGATGCCCCGAATTAGGGAACGTGGCATTACAGGAGTTGGAACAGGTTCGACTTCCGTTTAATTTGGGTATTGAGCGTGATATTCACTGGGAGGCGAATAAAACGCTAATGGAATACTCAAATGAAGCGATTGAAAATCAATACATCAAAGCATAGGAGAAATGACATGACATACGAAGAACAAGAACAAGAATTTGCAAGACGCACACACGCCAAGCATAATCGTACAATTACTATGGAGTCAAAGGATAACGTTTGGGCATGGCGCAAACTTATTGAAGACAACAGTGCCAATGGCAAAATGTCAGTTGAGCGTTGGGGCAGAGATTGTGACCAATTTGAATCAACTAGTTTAACTGAGATTGATGCTACTTTAGATGCACTTGCTACGTTAGTAGAAGATGTACAAGAGTACGCAGAAGGTCCGTGGAGTTTGACTGTAATGACACAAGAAGAGGTTGCTAATTGGGAACGTAAAGAACACGACCACGGAGCAGAACAACTCAACTATTAACATAAAAACATAAATACAACAATAGTAATTTAACATGGAAAATAACATGAACTTACAAGAAAGCATCAGAAATGATTTAAACAAAATTAACGAAGTGGAAGACTCTAATGTGGAGAGGTATTATGCTGTATATGTATTTGGTGAACTAGTAAGTGACACCTTTGGTCACCTAACCAAAGATGAAGCGATGGAGTTGGTGGATGAATACGAACTTGAGGGTTATGATTTGCAGGATATTGATATGCGTGAAGTAAATGAAGTAAATGAAGTAAATGAAGAAAGTTCAGAATACCAAATATTAGTTAGGGAAACGCATGAAAATGTGATTAACGTAACTGCTAGTTCGTTAGAAGAAGCAAAACAGAAAGCAATTGACATAGTTAAAAATGGTGGCGAAGAGTTGGAGTACATGGGGTATTCAAGTAAGTTATATGATGAATAATCACACAACTTAAACTAACTAAACTTTAGCATAAATATATGATAAACATTAAGAGTTTGTCATATGCCAACGCTACTAGAACTAAAACAAGATATATTTGATTATACCGCCCTAAGATTAGGCGAAGGTATAATTGATTTAGAGTTAGACCCTGCTCACTACGAAATTGCATACAAAAATGCATTAGGTACATATAGACAACGTGCGCAAAACGCTACTGAAGAAAGTTACACTTGGGTAGAGTTACAACAGAACGTAAACGAGTACACACTTCCCGCTGAAATTTCACACGTAAGACAAGTATTCAGACGTACAATGGGAAGTACAAATGGTCCGTACAGTTCAAGTTTCGACCCATTTAGTTCAGCAACATTAAATGTATATCTATTAAACTTCACTTATTCTGGTGGACTAGCAACATATGAAATGTACACACAGTACGTGGAATTAGCGGCTAGAATGTTTGGTGCGTACATGAACTACACATACGAACCTGTAACACGTAAGTTACGTTTGATTAGAGACCCAAAAGGCGACGGTGAGGTTGTACTACTTTGGACGTACAATAATAAACCAGAAACAACATTACTACAAGACCATCAAACAAGTCAGTGGATTAGAGAGTACACGTACAGTTCAGCAAAACAAATTATGGGCGAAGCACGCGAGAAGTTTGCTAGTATTAGTGGACCACAAGGCGGAACAGCATTAAACGGTTCTCAACTTAAAGCAGAAGCAACTGCTGAAATGATGCAATTGATTGAAGACTTGAAGAACTTTACAGACGGTTCACAACCGTTAATGTGGGTTATAGGTTAATTATGAAAATAAACGAAATCACAGAAGGTATAAATGAGCACCGCATGGTGTGGAAGTCTACCAAGAAAGGACCTAAGTTAGCATGGCGTTGTACTTCTGGGTTTAGAACAAATAGAACAGTTCCTGACGCTAGGGATTGTGGTAAGCCATTGGACTATGCACAACGTGCTAGAATGAAAATAACTCGTGCTAGAACATCAAAAGCACAAGCACGCAAATCAAAGAAAACCAAGAAGATAAATCCTATCTCTAAACTTATTCGTAAGATGAATAAAGCAACAGCACCGAGAAAAATAAAAAAGAAGAAAAAAAGATAAACTAAAAACAATAGTTCGGTAATTTCAAATAGCATATTATATAAATCCACTGTATAATTGTATAAATGCATTTGATGATAGATATAGAAACACTTAGTACTGAACAGAACGCTATTATTTTAAATATTGGTGCCATTGGGTTTGACCCATTCTCGGATAACATATACACACAGCATACATTCTATTCTAGAATAGATATAGAATCACAGTCAACACGTCATGAAAGTGAAGAAACACTGAATTGGTGGTCAAAACAACATAAAGATGCACAGGATGAAGCATTTGGTGAGGATAATCGTATCCCATTGAATATTGCGTTAGGTGAATTATCTAAACTAGTTAGGAAATCAAGTAAGGTATGGTCACAGGGTGTTGGCTTTGATATCCCCATTCTAGAAGATGCGTACAAAGATTATGGGTATTCGCACCCATGGAAATTTTGGGATATACTTGATTGTAGAACTATAATTAAAATGAATCCAACGAAAAAATTAGGAAATAGTCACCATGCGTTAGAAGATTGTGTAAATCAGATTGATATCTTACAAGACACGATTAAAAGATTAAAGATTACAAAGATAGGTTAGTAATCCGCGATTAAATCCCCTTGTGGCCAATTCTTAGTATGTTGCAACTCTGTTTCACAATTTAAACACACGGTTTTTAGATTCATAACCATCAGTGGGTTATTATTAATAACATATACATCTAATTGTTCTGGGTACGTTGCTTTGAACCCACACTTCTCACATATCTGTTTCTTTATGTAACCTTTGAAGTTTTTATTTTTTGAGGATGTCTTCCTTTTCTTCGAACATGTACTGCATACAGCCCGATAATGAGTGATGCCATCTTTTTTATAATTGATTGCAACAGGTCTTTCCCCACAACTGCAAATTGTTCGTTCTTTTTGTCCTTCTGGTTTTCTACCTAAACTAACTTTTTCTAGTTTTTTTATATCTTTGATT